ATCTGGAATAATAGTTATATTGTCTGCGCCAACGGAATAGTTAGTTACTGTGCCTGCTCCATAAACAGTAAATGCTGTTGATGTTGTAGGCATAGGATAAGTTTTAATAATGTACTGTCCAGCACGATACCAATGCGTAGCAGTGCCAGTACTTGATTCAAACGATAAGTTGAATGCTCGTAGTGTTGGCTCACTGCAGTGGACTAGTTGCGTCGAGCCTGCAACAACAGCCATCGGAAACCACATCTTAGCAGCGTCTGTAATTGTTGATGCAGGAGTAGGAATATAGTTAGCATCACACGCTAGGTCCGTTAGATTGATGATGCCGGTTGCCTGCGTAATTGTTGCTTTAGCAGGTACATAGATACACGTACGACAGCACTCATTGACTGCTTCATTTATGTATGTAGTGATAGTGGCATCCGTAGTAGTGTCAACCGTACCTGTACCGGAGCCAACCTCACCAGCGCTACTATCGGTAGCCTCGTTAAGTAGTCGTTTTGTTTCAGCAATAAGGGCTGTAAGTGTTGCCATTACACAGTTCTCCTTCCATAGGTTGCAGCAAACGATTCTACAAATCCAAGGCGTTGTTCGAATTCTGCTTTAAACGCAGCAATGATGTCACTGTCTTTCATCTGTAAGGCTCGCATATACAACGTGCCAAAGACAAGACAATCATGCGCAACTTCTGGTAGTGGGCATTCATGTGCATCAGCAAGCGTCACTGGAGTGCCTGTGCTGCTGTATTGCCACACACTGCCCGGTTGGCAGTATCCCTCAATAATTACGCCGTTTGTTACAGCAGCCGTTGGGGTCGGCTTAATTCCAATTTTATTCATGCCATAGAGAATGGCAGAATCAATTCCACCTGAAGTTGATTCTCTATAGTCATCGACTCGTCTATCGGAGAAATCCAATAACTGTAGGCGCTTGTAATCACCTGTATCAAGCATGAAAACGCCCCTGATACGGTAAACATCAGGAGCGCAATACTCTGACTGATTCGCTACAAGGTCTAAGTACCTTCTACCGAATAGACAGTCCGTACGTCTGGCAATTTGATTGGCAGTCTCAATGACAATGTATTCCAAACCAAAAGGGTCTTGGTCGGCTTTGCTACCAAAGTGGTGCAATCCTAGCATTCGTACTTTTTGCTTGATATCGCCTAATGTCATTGAGACTCACCTTTAATTACTTAGCCTGCAGTGTTGACACCGTCACGACCAAGGCTGAAACCTGCCTGTGTAATAGTTACAGTTCCACCAGCAGCCGTACCACCATGAAGTACTTGTACAACAAGGCGTACCCATGGTTTAGTTGTGTCAATCAGTTGGAGATTGACACGTTTTGCGGTCAAACCGGCGTTATTTACAACCATACCACCGGATATAGGCGCCCAGTCTGTACCAGCAGAACCAGCCGAATCGGATGCTCCTTCTACAAAAACAGTAACAGATGGACTGTTAGTCAATGCTGATGCAGCAACCGTACATTGAATGTAGGCTTCGCAACCCATATTTCCATTAAGAGTTGACGAACCTGAACCAGCAGTTTCTGTGGCTGGTGGTACAGGACCACTAGCAGCAGCATAAAACGTACTACCACCAAGATTAAGTGCGGTTGATACACCTTTTGCCCAAAAACTCGCTGTGCCACTAAGTGTTACAACACCTGCTGTTGTTGTAGCCAGTACGTTTGTACCAGAACTTGCACTTGGAAACGATATAAGTAAACGGTTATCACGAGCCATATTTTTATTCCTTCCTTAGACTACGCAATAGCCTCGACTTTAAGACGTCCGATAGCACGGGTGTGTGGAACCCACAAGCCAACGCCCCAGTCAAAGACAACATTGTGCATGATTCCATTTTCCTTGGAAAGACCAAGGTATTCTGGCTTGAATGGACCAGATTGCCATCCTTGTACATATCCCGTTCCATAACGAACAGCATAGATATGGGTTGACTTTGAGGCAACTGGACCTGCAAGGTTGTTGGCAATGATAGGTGTAGTACCATCAGACTTACGACCAACAGTACGTACGGTTGCCGACTTGTATTTTTCAACAGGACGGTCAAACGAGTCCATCGTCACATCAAAACCTGCACCAATACCCATGGTACGGATTGCAAATTCAATCTGACGCTTTGCAAACTCGTTCATGTACAGCACTACGCCATTACCATCAGGTGCGTTCATGTTGTCAAGAAGTTCCTGAATTGCTGCAAACAGACCGTTGGAAAGAGCAGCAGTGATGGAACCAGACTTCAACGTAGCCTGCGTGGTTGGAACAGAGATGTCCATTTCTGATGGAATATCGTAATCGGCAAAGTTATCCAAGCGATATCCAAGACCCGGAAAACAATCCACCGTACCAGTCGTAGGTGAATTGTTAATGAATTTGTCATTGAAGTCATAGGCAAATCCTTCGAGGAAGATTTGAACCTGTGCCTCGATGGGGTCGATGATGTTGGTTGGTTGCGCCATCAAAACCTTGTCAACAAGGATTTTGTTGCGTACGAGATACATATTCTCTTCGTACGACTTTGGGCGTCCCTTAACTGGTACTGGTTCGGCGTTTACACCTGTCCAGTTAGGCGTTGGGATACCTGAGTTGAGATATCGCATTCCAACCTGCTTGAGGGAAGGCGATGTGTAGAGAGGAATGTCCTTAAGAGCATTCCACGTCTGATGCAGAGATTTTGTGATTTCCTTGACAACCGGGTCATTGCTGATTGCTGCTTGGTCCGCAAGCGTCAAGGCACCGTTAAAGTCGATAGCCATTTAGTGACTCCTTACCTGTTGATACCTAACAGTTGGCTAAGGGTTGACCTTGCGCCACCTGTCATAGTTCCTGCTGTAACATTCGGGGCTGTTGTCCCACCACTCGCCGGTGTTGGCATTGAACGATTGCTAGTGACCTGTTTTGCAACTTCACTTTTCAATGACTTGCTCAATTGTTCAATTTGAGAAGCAACCAATTTGATTGCCTGCTCTGGTTGAATACCCCTCTCAATCAACGTGTCAACCATTTGAGTTGCCTGTTGTGCTGCGGGATATTGAGCAAAAGCCTTTTGCTTTTCGTTCTGCACCATGTACTGCCGTGCTTCTGCAATTGCTGTTCGATAGCGAAATGCTTCTAGTTCGGCTTCCATCTGCAAGTTAGCAGTAGTTGAATCCACAAGACTCTGACTTTCAAGTTCGTGGTATCGAGTACGGATTTCGTTCTCTTGGGCTTGCAGTTGTTGTTCCTGCAATGCTCGTCGCACATCCTCTGCACTACGATAACCTTGTGCTTGTAAGCCCGAAATCACATCAGACCAATTGTCAAGTTGCGATTGTGCTTGTCTAGCACGTTCGTTTACTTCACGAAATCGGTCGTATGGTATTGGACCCGGCTCACCCTGAATGTGCGATGGTTGCCCATCGTCTTGGACATAATATGCATCATCATTTACGCCCGTGATGCCATCTGTGTCGAACCCGGCGACAGTTCGAACATCGTCCATTATGGCGTCTGCAACGCCTCCAAAGTCTGTCGCACCGGCTGATGAGTCCGGTGTTTGTGTCATCATCTCGTCAGACATCGTATATATACTCCCATTTTCAACTAACTGCTAGAGTTTTTTGGTCTCTGAGGCACCAATTCCGCCTTGAGTTTTTCACGACCCACCTCGGTAATTGACTTCGCTGCCTCGTTTTCTTGCAAGAGACGTGACCGTTCACGCATCTTTGCAATATCTGCTTCAAGTTTTCCAGACTGTGCTTCTTGTTGCTTTTGAATATCAAGTTCAGCCTGCATTTGCATTGCTTCTGGGTCAAACTTGCGAGTTGTTGCTTGCTGTTGTTCAGCCATAGCAGCCTGTTGTTCAGCCATAGCCTGTTGTGCAGCAGCCATAGCCTGCTCTTGTTCGTCAAGATGTTGGAGAATACGTGATGTCTCAGGCATATTAACCATCGTGACAACTAGGCGATTCGTTGCTGGGTCTTGTGGGTCACCAAACAATCCCATCTGCCTGAACGCCATAAGTTTTTGCAACTTCTGTTCAGGGCTGTCCTGTTGTGTGGACCCCGGTACATACACGATGCGATAATTGCCACCATTGCGAATATGCTCAAAGTTAACAATTCCTTGAGCCATATCCTCAGATGGATTACTTTCTTCGTCCGTAGAACCAACAAATGGCACAATGCCAAACT